TCTTATAAAGATCAGATGACAGCCAGAAGAAAATACGAATTTAAAAATAAAAACGGCGAAAAAATTGTCGATTTATATTTTAAGCCTTTAACAAGGGATGATCGTGTTCGCGCTCAAGCCGCCGCAAATACAGATGATGCTTTGACAATATCAACATATCTCCTTTGTAAAAATGCAGAAAAAGAAGATGGTTCGCCTGCATTTAGCCCCGCAGATGCGCCGAACCTACAAAGAGAACTTCCAGAAAGTGTGTTAAACGAGATCGAATTATTTATGTTTGATATTAAATTGAATGTTGATACAGCAAAAAAATAATATCGCGAGATAATTGGATAAATTTTGAATTTTTTCTCGCAACAGAATTAGGAAAAACTTTACAGGAATTACGTTCTTTGATTACAGAAGAAGAACTTATTTTTTGGGCTGCTTATTATGAAGTTAAGAATGAAAGAGAAAAAAGAGAAATAAATCGTCAAAGAGCAAATAAAAGGTAATATATAAGAAAAG